ACCTACGGCAACCTACTCCCTGCTGGCGATGGTCTCTCTCCTATGCAGCGGTTCTGGTCTGACTTCGATGTTTCCAAGGTGAAGGGACTAGATCAGAATACCCTCAATCGGGCAGAAAGTATTAGACGTGCTATCCAGAGGCAACTGGGAACACAAACTGAATTCGGTCAAGCTGTTCGGAACAGCCTACGTAACCTCGCAGAGTGGGTTGAAGGACCCGTAGCGTCTACTTCACGCTCTAGGGTGTCAAAGTTCGTCTTAGATCAAATGGATAAGGATCCTGTGTCTGCTATCAAGGGATTCTCTTTTGATCTCAAGCTCGGATTATTCGATCCGTCACAGATAATCATTCAAACTCAGACAATATTTGCCCTAGCTGCCCTGAATCCTCGTAAATTCCACAGGTTTATGTTTGATGGGGCGTTGATGCGCTACGCTGCTGTCAATCAGGGCGATGAAATGCTCAACTGGGCAGCTAAGCGGTCCTCTATGAGCCCCGACGAGTTCAAGTCAATGGTGCGTACGATGCGTGAGTCTGGTATCACTGATATCAACGGTGAACTCATACTCCTAGACCATACAGCGACCGCAGCATTGGGTCCTGTAGGGTCTACTACCGCCAAAATACGTGATATGGGGCGTATCCCCTTCTTCGAGGCTGAACGACTTAATCGTATCTATGCGTGGCGTAAGGCTTGGGATGATATGAGGACTGGTATTGGTGGGAAAGAAGGATTAAGTGTCAAGCAGATGTTGACGCCGGAGGGGAAGGCTGAGCTTACCAGACTAACCGACAAATTCACGATGAATATGACTTCTGCCTCTGCTGCATGGTGGCAGAAAGGCTTGTTGTCTATTCCAACTCAATTTATGAGCTACCAAGCGCGGTTGTTCGAAAACATCTTACCTATTATCGGGAATAAACAGTGGTCAAGTAGCGAGAAGGCACGTCTGATGATAGGGCAAGTCATGCTTTACGGCTCTGTTGGTATTCCGGGTGGTCGTTTCGCCCTCGATAATATCTTAACTGCGACTGGTGTAGAGCTTGACCCCAATAGTTTAGCAGACCAAACAGCCTACCGTGCTATGGTTGGCGGCTTTTGGGACTCGATGCTGTACGCAGTTACCAACGGTGAATTAGATGTTGCATTCTCTCATCGTGCAGCTGTTGGTCAGGCTGTCACCGACTTTATGGAACGTATTAGTGGTGGTGGTTTTGAGACGCAGAGCGTACTGGAGTTTGCTGGCGGTTCTCCGTTTGGGACAATCGGTGATGTTAGCTCTGATGCGTGGGATGTTATCAAGGCTATCACTCGTGCTGCTAAATCTGAAAGCGTAAGCGTAGTAGAGATTACACCAGCACTCGTACAACAGATGGCTGTCAATGCGGCATCTATGAGCAGGGCCGTCAGAGCCTACAATGTTTGGAAATACGGGGAGTGGATTAGTCAGGAGAGTGGTAAAGTATTAGCTAGAGCAACGCCTATCGAAGGCTTTGCTGCTGCCCTCGGGTTCCAATTGCGTGAGCTAGCCGATATGTCGTTTGCTCGTACCTTGATACAGAACAGGGATGAGTTCGTCAAGAGCCAAGGCAAACTAATTGCGAAGTTACAGTTAGAGGCGGCGCGGCTCTGGAATGCTGACGACAAAGCTGGGTGGGATCTGAAGCAGCGAGAGATTGCTGCTTGGATGCAGACCCTCGATCCTAAAGACAAGGATGATATCATCAAGGCAGCAAGAACCAGCTCTGACTGGCGTATAACCACCGAGATAATGAGAGATAACTTCGATAAGAAGTTTAACCCACAAGGCACACCCCCGTTACCAGCCGACAACAGTAGGATAAAGTAAATGGCTACCTTTCAAGAAAACTTAAGCGAACCCAAGGTTCCCGGTGTCGGGCGAAGCGCTGGTACCACCAGAGTAGCGCAAACACAGAGCTCGGCTGCTCAGGTCATTAGACAGGTTGGTGACGTCTTAGATACTGCCTTCACCGCCTACGAGAAGCAGAAGATCGCTGATGCCAAGCAAGTCGAGAAGGACGCCATCTCTGCTGGACAGACAACTGCGACAGGTATCCTTGAACAGTTCCACCAAGGGCTGATCGATGTCAACGCCAAAGTGTTCAAGCTGAGAGAAGCGCGTATCACGGTCATTCGTGATCACGGAGAAGCTGGTGCTAAAGGGTTTGATCTGGTCGCTGGTGGTTCCGGTGAAAAGGAAGATCAAGATTACTTCTCTAAAGCTGAGGAAGCAGGAGCGCCGCTCGCTAAGCCGGGAGATGATCCACTCGCTATTGCAATGAAGGGCATTACAGTCTTAGAGAATCAGGCCGCTATTACCGCTGCATCAGATAAGCTCACATTAGCACAGAAGACAGGTGAAGTTAATAAGGAAGTGGAAGCAAGAGAGACAGTGAAGATTGCTAACTTGTTAACCGATAGCATGGCTCCCTTGATTGATGCGTCTATCTCTCTTTACGAGGCTGCTCGTACTCCAGCAGACTACCAAGAGCTATCTGATAATGTAGGAAGGCAGCTGACCGCTATCTCTATCCAGCTTAAATCCTCGTTGGCACAGAGTATCAGAGGTGCAGGACTGGAAGCTACGAAGGCTGCTAACGACCAACTAAAGATCACCCTTGATAATATCAAGGCTATCTACGATCCTACTCAGGGCATCCAAGGATCGAAGGCATCTATCGAACTACTCAATCGCCTCAAGGCTACCGAAGCTATTGATATGGCCCAAGCTGCCCCACTAGTGGTTCGCTTGCGTACCATTGTAGGCTCCCAAGCACTGAGTGGTCTCGTCAACTCAATGAATGCTGGTGATATCAGTCTTAAACAGGATGTATTACAGCAGTTAGGTGTTGCTCTTCGTGGCAAGGGGAAGACGCCGGGTGAAGTGGAAGAGGCTATGTCTATTAGTCAGTTCTTAGCGCTACAATCTGACCCCGATAGAGCGTCCGACTTAGCTACTAGCCAGAAGCTGCGCACCAACGCTATCAATACTGCCATCGGTATCGCTTCTAATCTCAAGCTAGAAAAGAATTCCCTAAAGGAAGATGTGCAGACGTTTGTCAGGCAGTCAGCTGTAGGTCTCAATATTGGATTGAACCACGCTATCTCCGCTACTAACAGAGATAAGATTCTTTCTTCCTACACCAATGCTAACTACCAGAAGAACCTGAAGTGGTTAGAGACGTCAGATCCGAAAGCTGCGGGGGTATTAAAGCGTACGATTTCCCGCTTCGCTGCCGACTCTATCACTAAGGCGCTACGAAACAACTCCCAGTTCGCCTACGATTCTAGTAGTGGGCAGTTTATCTTTGAGCCTGTCGCTGGTGTCTCAGACCCAGATCCGGGTTCGTTGGAAGCAGTGGGTTACGAAGAAGCACAGACAGGACAAGAGGCTACTCCTGAACAGGATGATATGATTAATCACATGAATAATGCCCTTCGCATTATCAACGAATACTCCGATAGTGACCCCAACTTAAAGAAGATGACGGAGACACAGCGCCAAGAGTTAGTGGTGCAGACGGCTGGTGGTGTGGTGGGAAGAGATGTTAGGGCAAGAGGTACTTCCTATATCACTGCCTCTGGTAAGCAGAACAAGAAAGCTGCCAAGTCAATACAGAGTATCGTTGCTCCTACCTCCCTAGACAAGGAAAAAGACAGAGTTCGCAGCCTCTTCGAGCGGCTGTTACCTAGGCAGCAGCGCCTTATCGAAGAGACACGTAAAACTATTAAGAAGACGGGGAAGCAACGGCGTATCAAAGTAGACAATAATGGTAAGGTCTTAACGGGGGCTAACTAATAATGGAAATCCTAGTCGATCACCCCGATGGATCAGAGACTGTCTTTGATTTCCCTAATTCCTTCGAAGAAAGTAAGATACCGAAGGCTATTGAGGAAGCGATAAAGAACACGCCTTCTCCTAAGCCTGAGCATCCTATGCTTGATAGTGATCTCAATTCAATGGAGACTGTGTTATCCAACGTAGGTGACACGTTCCGTAACTTCATGATTACAGTGGAGGGGTTTGAGAACAAGGCACAAGACGATGGTGTCGGCAATCCCACTATCGGCATAGGCCACAAGCTGACGGAAGAGGAATTGAAGTCAGGGTTCATCAAGATTGGTGACGAACGTATCATGTTCAAGGATGGTCTGTCTGACAAACAGGTGAATAACTTGTTCGAGCAGGACGTGACTCCATTCTCTGAGAAAGCAGAGGATTTCATAGCGGAGGGTAAGCTCGGACACGTACCTAACTTGCAACAGGCAGTGACATCGTTGCTATTCAACGTAGGAAGGAACGGACTTGACGGATCGAAAGCACTGAAAGCCCTAAAGCGGGGTGATCTTGAGACGTTTAAGCTTGAGGCTTTCGATGCACAGGTAGGCTTCGTTAATGCTGGGGGGGAGCCCATCCTAAGAGGAAGGAGGGGTGCTGAACTGGCGCTGCTTGATCCTAATCGAGGGATTGAACGCGCAGTTATGGGACCACCTGCTCCTCTCTCTACTACCGGAGGTGTCGCTGACTTCCAACGTGCACCAAGGGAACCAGCAGAGCTACCGGAGGCATCGGTAATAGCAGAGGCGACGCCGCCTCGTAAACCTGAGGCACCTAGTACGGTGATCAGGGATGCAGTTCCTCCTCGTAAGCCTGAAGCACCTGCCCCCGGTCCACTTATGGCCCCTGAGGTGCAGGAAGATGAAGAAGGATCTCTCTTTGACTTTCCTAATCAAATTCCTAATCAAACCCCCGGAGTAGATACGGCTAACGCTGTAACATTAGGGATTAAGGGGGCTGATGATACTTCTCTTCAGACTTTAATTAAGAATAATTATACAGTCGCGAGTGGAGATACTCTAACAAGTATTGCCGATAGGTTTGGAACAACTATTGAACAATTAGTAGATCTTAATAATATTACAGATCGTGATAAGCTTGCAGTGGGCCAAGAGATACTTACTTCCGCTCTTGTTGAAGCTACTCCTCCCCTAGCTCAGATAGAGAGGCCTAATATAGGAGATGACTTCAATCCTGTAGTTGAAAAGGTTAATAGAGCTCGTTTCGGAATGTCTCCCGTTAAAGATAAACAAGGCGGGGCTAACTTCCTTAAAGGGATAATACCTACACATGTGAGGTCTTTCTTATCTCATATTGTAGGCACGGATGTCAATGACATCAGAGATCAAGACTTCTTTACTCTTCCAGAACAGGGAGCGATAATTACTATTGTAGGTAGAGCGGCTGATCGTATGAAAGTTAAGTTAATACCTAGTTCGAAGTGGCGTGACATTGATTATGATAAGGATTACCGAAAGGGGCAGACAGATGTCAGCGGTAGAACATCTAATGCACTCTTAGGTGATCCAGAAGCAGTAGTTAAATGGACCCTTGGTGATTTCCTATGGCGTGTTGATAAAAGAGGACATCTATTAGTTAAGGATAAGTATAACTTCAATGATGCCAAGTCTATGCAATCTCGTTTTCCCACCTTCTTACACAAGATGGGATTACTAGGAGGGATCACTGGTGCTGCTGTATTGGGTAAGGCTGGACTCTATGGTGTAGTTAGAACAGCAGGTGCTTTGTTCGGCAGTACAGACGGATCCGGTGCAGAGTTTACACTTGACCTAGGTAAGATTAGATAACTTCCTTCTTAAGTAGAGTACGTAACCTACTAACCATAATGTAAACAGGGGCCACAGCACACAGAAGAGCCATACGTTGATCTCCTCATAGCTAATACCTAGGTGCCTTGCAACTATAATCAATCCATTGATCGAAGAGTCATAGAGAAATTTGATAAAGGAGTTATACAATGGGAGCTATCCTATCACTTGTGCCGTCAGCCTTAGGACTGGTGAGCGGCCTGTTTAAGAAGGCAAGCGGTGGCCTAGACTGGGCCGCTGGTAAGTCTACTGAAAGTCCCAAGGGAGCGGGAGGGCTAGCCAGCTTAGCCATCGGCGCTCTCGGGTATTGGGGCATTGAATCTACGCACGTACATACCATCGGGACGGTCCTAATCAAACTAGGTAACTGGTTAGGTGGCAGCGCAGGACCCTAATCCTAAAGTTTGGAAGCCTGAGTACGGGGACGGATGCAGTGGTGTACTCGACTGGCTTCCCTTCGTAGGAGATATGACTGACTGTTGTGATGAACACGACAGGCGATTCTACTACGGAGGAGGAGAGAAGGAATATAAAGAAGCGAATAGCGTCTTCTACCAGTGTATCAGATTAAAGAAAAGATGTTGGTTTTGCTATCAGATATCTAAGTTGGTAGCGTATTGGCGTCGAGGGGGAGTCAGACTCTTCGGCAGATCAGCTTTCAACTGGAGGGGGCCGGGACTGCCTAAAAATGATCCTCTGTAGTGCCCCCAGATTCACAACTCAGCCCCCCTAAGCAGGGTAGGTGCTGGATAGCCCTTAGGAGCTCCCTACGGGGCTTAAACCGCCCTACAGAGCATAAAGGCAGGTTAACTGCCCAACTTAGCCCCCGGAAGGGGGTTCTTTTTCGTAGCAAACGTCATTTTTCTATTCTCCCGGCATTTGAGGGTTTGGTCATGGCTCCCAATATACGTTTGGTTCGGGCAATGGTGAGGTGGGCGTTGTGCAGCTCAGTCTCTGCCCGTTCGACGCGAGATAGTTCGTTATCCTTATCAGGACAGGGGTTGATGACGTGTGCATCACAATCGGCGGCAAGGCAGACTACAATGGCCCACGCATTATGGTGAACCGTAGACGTGTTGCGACATACTGGACAACGAACCAGATATTCGGTAATAATAGACGATCCATTGCAGTCTCTTCCGTCTTGTATTTTCATTTCTACAAATCCCTCTTAAGCCGCTCTAGGTAGATCGCAGCGTCGAGCAACTCCTCGATAGCGTGGTCGATCCACTGAGCGGTGCTGACATCTTCGCGAAGCATAGTTACTTTGTACTTTTCGATGCCCTCTGCACTGCGCTTGACCATCCTATTGATAACCTTGTTAACAAGGGGGTCAGCAGTAGGACGTAATCCGAATACATACTCCGGTTCTGTCTCGGTCAACCCCGGCACTAGACTTTCATCTCCGTCGTCTTCGTCTTTAGTAACCCTATTGTAGTAATCCTCTGATAACCGATCAAATTCCATTAAACGTCTCCTATATCTACTACTTCACAAATTGCACCGCTACACGCTAGAGTTTGGGATCCTGCGGTGTTATCTTCTCGCTCATACGTTCTAAGATGCTCCCAATCGAGGCTTCGTGGGCTAGTCCGTACCATATCGTTGTACTCTCGTCTGTTAACTTCTTGATAAGGGGCTTGGGCGTAGACATGATCCGTATATGGGAGGAATGAGAGTCCGCTGCAAGAATCAAAGTGACGCCAGACCCATGCTCCAACATCCATCCACTCGTCATCTCTGACACTGATTGTAACACTTGGCTTATGTTCACACCAGCTATCAGCGTATTGCCGCCATAGTTCCAAGTGTTGTATGGCAGTGAGGTCGCCCCTAGTGGTGGCACCGGAGGGTGCGGCAATGGGGAAAGAGAAGATGCCAGTATTTCCTGTAGCGTCAGATACTGCATCTTCGTACGGAACTCCCTGCTCTCTGAGGAACTGTGTGAGTGGATCTTTTCTATCTGCTCTGACAGTTCTAATATAATACTGGGAATGCCTAGGATGTATTCCGCTAGCTGAATCAACCAACTGGCTAACCGTACCCGAAGGTTTGACACAGGTAATCGCGGCTGAAGACTGGATGCCCCACTGCTTGGCGTACTCTGCGTTGGTTGTCTCTGCGATTTCTCTGAGCTCTCGTAGCCACCGTGCTGTTTTGTCACTTACTTCTCCTAATACTTCGTGGTCTAAGATGCCAGTGAAGCTGACGCCTAAGAGTCGTTCTGCTTCCGTATTGTCACGCCATACCTTGCGAATATACTTGAAATCAGTAAGAGTAGACTGGTAGGTGCCAAGGATGGTAGCGAGTCGGACTTTACGCTTCAGTTCTGCTAAGCTGTCACCACTGCGTACGATTACTTCCGTTAGGTTACACACTTGGTTAGGCCTCAAGATAATTTCACTGCATGGGTTTGTTCCCCAATCATGGTTGGGATCTCTTTTACCATACTTGTGCACTTGTGCACGAGCAGCGTCACGATTGAACATGCCTCGCTCCCCCGATCTGGACTTCATCAAGGACGCCCACTCTTCCATATAAGAGGGCATATCTGGTCGCTTAGTGTAGACAACACTGTTGTTAGCGTAACTCCGTTGAGGCTGCTGGTTGAACCAGTCTCCGCTCTTAGCTAGACGTAGCTGGTTATCACCTAGGTTGGACAGCGAGATCATAGCAGACCTACGTACCCCACCTACTACCACCGCCTGAGCCACATAACACATGATGTCATGACACTCTAGGCTAGTTAGCTGTCGCCCCCCTGCATTGAGACAGGTCTTACTTACAAACTTTAACAACATATCAAGCGGCTCGGGGCCACTAGCTCGACCACCAAAGGTCTTTAACCTAGCTCCAGCAGGGCGTACTTTACTGAGGTCCCACCGGGGTATCACCTTCCTGACAAAGATATAATGAAGGAGTTCCTTCAAGGCTTCAGCCCAACCCATTTTAGAATCAGCTACTGTTATTACATTTGGCACTTTTTGAATAGTAAATGTATCAGGCACAGTTGGTAACTTGCTTACGTACTGCCTTTCCACTGAGAACCCGATACCACTGCCACACATCAGGATGTAGAGAGCTTCATCGAAAGCACGTAGGCTGTCAACTACAGTATACGAGCAGTTGAAGCCAGCCATATTATCACGCTCTAATGCAGGGCCAGATGTCATAAGACAGCGCATAGAAGGCATTACATCCATCTTGTAAATACCCTGTTTTACTTCTTCACACAATTTATTGAGAGTAGCGACAGGCATGGTGTTTTTTAATTTGGCTTGCATAAACTGACCGTAACGTAAGACTGTCTCCTCCCATGTCTCCCTGCGTTGTTCATCTTCTAGCCATCGAGCATACCGGGACTGATGTATAAAAGTTTGGTAGTTATCCATCCACATAGTCCATTTCTGTCAAAATATCTTCGACCTTACTTAGGTGTATATTAAGATCAAATAGTTGATCGAAAACGTCTTCAGGGGTTAACTTCATGATATCACATAGCTCTTCGACATTGTATTTATTACAAACACGATATCGTAGCTCTTCATAAGTAATAGTTAAATTAACCATAAGTTTTCTTAAGCGCATCAAGGCTTACCCACTGGTGATCGTACTTCCCGTCCTCTACGTTACGGCACACCACTACCCCTCGCCAGTAATTCTCGTTAGCGGGGCCAGCGAAGGCGTGATACTGATCGAAATAACAGCCTACTACCAAGGTGTGCTTGCCTCGCTCTTCGTAGAAATCTCTGAAGTGAGTATGTCCTACTGTGTAGGATTTGTGTTCTTGCTTAACAATCGCCCTAGCAAGGTTAACAGACGAGAGGGGTTTCGCCATAATGGGGGTTGGACAAACGTGATTATAGGTAACCCCGTCGATGGGGTCACCGGAATATAAGTAGTCATAGACGTTGTCGTTGAAGTCTGCTTCCTTGAGGTCCCCGATACCAAAGGTGCCAGACATAACCCCGGCGTATGCTTCGGCTGTCCTAATCCTGCCCTCATGATTACCCCTTCGTTTCTCTCGCCTAGGTAATCGTTTCTTGTTACGTTTGAACTGCCACCACAGCTTCTCCATTGCATCAGTGTAGGCATCACAGTCAGCAGTGTAACGTCTGGCCTCGTATCCTTGCTTACCTTTATCGTAAGAACAAAGGGAATCCATGTCAGCCGAGTCGCCTATATCAATCACCACATCAGGCTTAATAGTATAAAGGAACTTACCTAGCCACTCAAACCTGTCGTTGTTGTGCTCAGGAGTAGCGTGACTATCAGGAATGATTACATGTGTTGTCATTTGCGTTTCTCTTCTATCCAGTTAACGGGAATTAAACGGTCAGCATACAGGAAGCCTTTCTTAAGACACCACCCTGCATAGGTAGTCGGGCTACCACGATAGAGTTTATTCTGTGAATTGCCGAAGACAAATCTGATATCTAAGTTAGGATGCTGCTCCTTGACAAACATATGCTTCTTGCGGTCTGTACTACTAAAGAGGCCCTTTGCTTCGATGATGATACCGTTGGGCAACACGAAGTCAGGCGTGTAGGTGTGACATGTAACGGGCTTGGTGTACGAGATCTTGTGAGTTTCGTACTTAACGTATACTCCGTGGTTGTCAAGGTCAGCCGCGATCTTGGCTTCGAGACCAGACCTGTACCTACCGTGTCGCTTAGCCTTCTTACTGTGCTTTGGCTTCATCAAGCTCTACCTTGAGGGAGTCGTTGTGCTGTACTAGATCGTTTCGTTCTTCTTCCAAGCCGGTTACGGCCTCTTCTATATCTTTGAGAGACATCTTCATCAACGCCTTCTCTCCGATAACTGTCTCCAGCTCAAGCTCGATATTCGAGATGTGTTCAAATAACTGAGGCATAGCGCCCTGTAGCCAGCCCCCCACTACAGGGATACTACTGGCGGAGGTGCTGTTACGTAACATAAACCCCCACTCTTCCTTGATGTCGGCGGCTTCCTTTTTGTTACTCATATAATGTGTGTCCTCCTCGTTTGGCTTTATCTATACCTATAATGCATTTAGGTTCTTTTTCCTTTTCTTTCGGATAAAAAGATATTGCAAAATTGATATATTCTTTTAATATTGGTGACCAAGCCCACAATTGTTTTTGGGATTCTTGAACAATATATGCAGTATTATGCATTATGATGTTAATTAATTCTTTCATATCTTTCAACCCCTCCTATTTACGCCCACTTCTATTATCTTCTGGGCAGTTTTCGCCCTGTCTCCAGCAGCGAAACTGGACGCATTTATAGCCAAGCCAGTAAAAGAATTTAGCCATTCCATATCTTCTCCATATTAAATTTAGTACAGAGCTTAGACATTAACTTTATCCACCTTAGGCTCTTTTACTGTAGTAACAAGATACCTAGGACCACTAGAATAAAGGTAAGTAGATAAGCCCTGTCCGTCATTCGCGTCACTCCAACAATCTTCCTTGTAAGGACAGTAGCTGCATTGTACGCAGAGCTTTTCGTTACCACTCTTGCCGTCAGCAACTGGTTCGTGACAACGATCGGGCGGGATACTACTATCTACCACTTTCTTCATGTGAGCTATCCGTGCCTTGGCATCGATCATCTCCATATCAGCCACGTTCATCACGGTCAGCTTGCCGAGGCTCTTCTCCATTACAAGGAAGGCCCCTTCTTTCTTGTTGTTAGCCTGTACGTAGGCTGAGATCTGTGCTATGTAGCCGAAGGGATCATCGTTGTACAACTCCCCTGTCTTGAACTTCTCGAAGGAGTATTTGCTTGCAGATTTGACATCAACGGGGACGCCATCAATCATACAGTCCATGTGGCCCTTAACGTTGTCGATCTCTACCTCAGCCTGTTCGTGGGTCACTTCGTGTCCTGCTTCCTTAGCTAGGAAGAGAAGTAGTGCTTCGATGATGTGACCGTAGAGGAACTTGATGTAGGTATCAGGACGCAACTTCTCTTTTGGCATATCTTTTTGGTGTTCGTACCACAGCTGTTTATCAGGCTTGCCGATGTTGGACATGCGGAGGTAGATGTCTCGCTTCTTGCCAGACGTAGCTAATGAAGTCTTAACTGCTTCTTCGATAGCAGAAAGCATTTCATCCATATGTTTTTGAGTCTTATCTTGAGGATGATGTAGCCCCGGTATGTAGCTGCCGTCGAACAGCCCTTCGATATCTTCAACGAGGGTGTCTAGTGTCTTTGCTTTAGTCATAACTTTTTCACTTCTCTTAAATTGGCAGCAACAATCTTACCTGTTTTATCGTCACGAATGTAAGCTGCTTGGTGGATTCTAGATGAGTGTTCTAGAACTCCTATTACTCTTTCTCCATTAGTTCTTATATACGTAACACGATCTTTAGTTTTAGGCTGCATTAATATTACTCCTTGTTAAGGCGAAGACGAGGGGAGCGAGGCCCGTCAGCCGTGACTCCCCTCGACTCTACTTAGTCGTTAGTGAACTCATCGTCGGCTGCTTTGCCAACGCTATTGTCGTCGTCGAAGTCATCGCCATCAAACTCGAAGTCATCGAGGTTAGCTTGACGGACGAATTCAACTAGGTTAGTGACTTGAATGGCATTAAACCCGCCACTTACCCCTGCCTTCCAAGTAGCCCCGGCAGGGTAGTTAAAGGCAGTGACACGCACGTTAGCTTCCGTGCCATTACCGATAGTATCAGCGTCTATATCGTTACGCTGTTGATCGAATACCTTGGGCTGGTATCCTGTCTTAAGAGAGATGTAGGAGCCACGATCAGGCTTGCCTTCCCTCTCTGCCTTTTTGGTATCGTCTTCTTTGATGTTATCCTCAAGACCCATCTCTTTGAGAGTCTTGAGTGCAGCCTTGTTGAGTTGGCCTAGATCGACAGACCACTTCCCCTTCTTCATGGGGTTCTGTCGTTCAAGGAAGGGCCAGAATAATGTCCCTTCGATGACTGCTTTAGCTTGTACACTCATGGTCTAATGTCTCCTTTGCATTTGAGTGGTTAGTCTATACACCTATTATCTCACGTCTAAGCCCCGGTGTCAAGGACTTATTGCAGAGGGTAGCCAACTAATTTGATTGACCTGTCCCAACAGGCACGGCAATCGCCGCACTTGTGGCCCCTAGTCCACGCACGGCAAGCTTTGACTGAGAGGTTCTTCTCACCCATAAACCTACCCTTCATTGTAGTAGGATCATATACCATAGAGCCGTGTACCCTACGGTTAAAGCGATTGATACGATCACTACTGTACCTAACAGCTACGTTGGATAGCCTCTTCATACTAGTAAGATACGGCTTGATACGTTTCACTTTGTGGCTGCGGGTGGGGAGCCAATGTTTTGTATTAGGGGTAGCTCTCATAACTAAGTAAATCTTACCTGCTAATCTAGGATGATAGATATCTCCACTATCAAACCATCTAAAGTATTCTTGACCTAACAGAGCAGCTATTATTTCATCTACCCATTCGTCCCTTTTCCAGTCTGATCTATTGTAATCACGTAACTTTTTACTGGTTGGCATGTGGTAAAACCCCTTCGCTGCGTAACATCCTTGACAAACCTCAACTAGGTTGCCATCCTTGTTGTGGCTACCGGGGCACGTCTTTTTAGCTTCAAGAGACCAGCTTAAACAAGGCATCTTACTCGTCTTGCTAAGCCGCACTCGGTGGTTCGTCGTCGTTGTCATCCTTATTGCTCTCCTCTTTTACTAGCGTTTGTGCTGCTATTACGTGAGTTCGATCTAAACTCCCCACTTCTTCTACTTCGTAGATTACTAACTCTTTTACGTAAGCTGGTATGTTAAATTGTAGAGCAGCAGAGACGGCTTCTTCCTTGGCAGGGTATACCCGCAGTACATCTCTGAATCCAAAGATAAAACCACTCACGAGGCCACCTCTAAATTAACTTCCTCAGCCTTAGCCTTATTATTAGCATAATACTTACGCCAGATTGTTTGAATAGTCTGGAGAGGGGCACCCTCTAAGACAATCCTACCGGGGAAAGCTTTATGTATCGCTCCTATGAATTCTGATTGTGGTGCGCCTATCTGCATACAAAGGTGGATGCAGGTGATGGCATCCTCTTCTTCCATCTTGATTTCGGGGCTATTCATTATCATCCTCTTCAGTGTGTCTTCTGCCAGTTGTTACCTATCCTATACTCACCATCCATAGGACAGTTGAGCTTAAAGAAGTGGCCAGCGTCACGGATAGATTGACATTGGATTTCACCCAATTGATCAGCGTGTTCACGTAATACTTCTGTTTGAAACTCATCATGAACTACAGCCACTTGCTTAAAGTCTAGCTTTGCTTGCCTAGCTTTACGATGCCAGTCCAACATAGCCCACTTCATTACGCAACTTTCTCCTCCTTGGAGGTAGACGGACATACCGAAGTGCTCTGACTTGATCCAGATCCATCTTCCATCGAACCCCACAAGTCCTCCATTTCTAGCTGCCCTGGCAATTTGATGTAGTTTGAATTCGGCAAGGGCTGGCGTGTTGTCGAGGAATCTATCTGTTGTTGATCTTCCATCTTTAGGTGTGCCTCCAATAATTCTTCCAATTCTTTCTGAACCGGCTCCCATGAGCCAAGCATATATGAACGTCTTCGCAAGATCTCTCGTCTTAAGCGATGCTGCTTTCTGATTCTTTGTGTGGATGTCACCATCTACTACTTCCTTTATATAGTCGGAGTCATTCATATAATGAGCAAGTAATCGTAGTTGGATACCCACTGCATCAGTCCCAAGTAGACAATGAGTATCAAGATTGCTAACCGTCCAGCAACTACGACACTCAGGACCGTAAGGACTATCACGCCCCGGTATGTTTGCCATGTTGGGGGCCTGATGAGACATCCTATGGGTACTAGCGCCAATGCTGTAGACACTGCCATGAACCCTATTATCAGAACCAAGTCCATCTAACCATCCTTCTATCTCTTTACTGCGGCTATTACACATAGCGTACTCGCCTAAATGCCGCAATACTTTAGGTGCGTTATCTTTAATAGTTGCGAAGTTCTCGTCACACAACTGCCACGTCCACTGTGCCTTGTCTTCGAACTGTTCACTGGTAATTTGTTTAGTACGTACCTGATCGAGTAGTTTACGATAATACTTGGTACGTACAGTTGGTGCCCACCATCCTTGGAGACGCTCTAGTTTCTGACGTGAGCTGTTGAGATTGAAGGGAACCCACTTGATAGGAGTAAAAGGACCAGCCGTAGCATCCCAAAATTTTCCTAGTAATTTTAGGCCCACGGTTGAGAGCTCCCCGTTCTTCTTGTAGCGAGGGGTGACAACACGTATATCATTCTTAGCTACGTAGGGTTTGGCTACTGGCTCCATCTTTGATAGGATTTCAAGCTCCAGTTGTTGCGCACGGGATTTAACTAGGGTGAAAAGTTTGTGCGCTTTGGGTACGTCCAATGCAAACCCGTCAGCTTTTTGATTTTCTAATAGGTGTTGAACTCCGTGTTCTATCCGTTCCGACAACACGCTTCCCCTCCTTCCACCCTCTGATTTTAAGGCAACAGCCACTCGGTATGTTAGCTCTACGTCATTGACGCAGTAGCTTAACATCTCCTCACTATATTCATCCCACTCATCATGCTCACCTTTAGGGAAGTTAAGGATGCGGCCCCAATTCTTTAGGCTGTGTCCACCCTCACGGGTAGCATTCTGCAAGCGAGAGATTAACAACGTATCCCACACTCTGCTTGGCTTAATTTTGACACCGAGTATCTTGCGCAGTACCCTGAGGTCGTAGCCGATGAAGTTGTGGCCTATCCACTCTTCGATCTTATTGTCACCGATATACTGTTCAAAGTGACTGAGTTCACTAGGTTCAAAGGCGTCTACCTCCCCTGTGTCCCAATCCTTACAGACTATACAGTGGATGGTATCGACAGCAGGTAGGAGGCCGTTGGTTTCAACGTCACACACTGCCTTACGTCTGGTCATCCCCCCTGCCTCCAATCAATTACTATTTCGGGTGTAGGCCGGGGGAACTTAACCATGCGGTAGGTTTCAAACCCACTCTCCTTGTGGTAGGTAGGTAAGTCAAGCTCTATATAGAATTGGTTCGGCCCTATCCTGCCGCGCACTACGGTAAGGTAACCACAGCTGCGGTTCCACCCATCGAAGTGAATCTTTGAGTTGATCTCACGCAACATCATCATACCCTCTCGTGGCCCCACTGTACACAGTGCGTACGTACAGAACACAGTGTCGTACGCACTGGTGAACGGGTAGTCGGGGAAGAAGTGAGGGTCATACCGCTCCCACCCATATGTCTCCGCATCCAGTCCGTAGCCACAGCCGTAGTCTAGTACCTTCTCACCTACAGGCCAGTCATCTTCGTATGCTGTACGAGCAGGGAGAGAAGGCTTGCTTCGCTTCATCACCGTTGGTTTATCGAACATGATTGTCTCTCCATACATGATCAATGAATAAGGTGCCTTCGATCTTGACGTGCCTTGTAGTGCGGCGGCTGATCTTGAGGTCAGTTGGTTTCTGCGCAATACCCCCGCGCCAGAAGCCATGTATCTTGTTGGCTCTCATATAGATGTGTTGCAGATTAGGACAGTAGCCCACCTCAGCCACTAGATGCCACGTCTTCTCAGGAAAGGGCGCGCCTGACCTACGCCTCTGCATTTTGAGGATACGATCACCCACCTTAACGGGTGTTCCGAAAATGTCTTTAACTATTGGACTCGTCATTTTCTGTTACCTCCGTTTCTGTCAGCCGTCCGGTGAACTCGTTATACAGCAGATAGGAGGACGGCCCTGTCTTACCACTAAAGCGGTTCTTTAGCACTCTAACGTGAGTGGTGTTACGCAGCTTGTGATCTTCACTCTGCCCGTCACGCTCAAGGCCGAGGGCAATGTTGGCAAGCTGCCCAACTCCTGCTGTTCCTCGTATATCTGCGAGACTAGCTTTACCTCCCTCTTCGAGTGGCTTCCCTGCTTGTCGCTTGGTGTGGATAACAGCGATCAGATTAAAGTCGAGTGATACACATTGTGCCTTGAGTTTGTGTGCGATTTCATCTAGCATTTTCCTCTCATCTGATGGGTTGTCCGATACCATAAAGGAGATGTGATCGAGGAATATAGACCGACAGTCACACCCTTGTATTAGGTAGGCTATCTTGTCATTGATGTACTCAATGTTGTTGCTAGCCCACCGTGTGTCCATAGCTACTACTCTTTCCGTACCCCACGTTGCATCGAACCCTGCCTTCATCTCCTTTTCAGTAACGTGAGTGTCCGGTATATGGATAGGCTTGTCGAGGGCAAGACTAACCAACCCCTTGCCTGTCTCTCTCATCGTCTCCTCTAGCATGATGAGCCCCACCTTATCTTCGTAGTTATTGAGTAGGTAGTAGGCAGTCTCCTTTATAAAGCTTGTCTTACCTACCCCCGCGCCAGCAGTTACGATTGTCATCTCACTGGTGCGCATCCCGTATGTCTTCTCGTTGAGTGCAACCCACGGGTAATCATAGTTAGTGAACGTGTCTTCCTTCATGATCACGTCCCACATACGAGAACCAGTGATGATATCCTCTGGCTGGTAGGCTTCTTCTGTTGCCCTCCACCACAGGTTAACGAACTCCTTACCATCGTTGTTCTCTAGGTATTCCCCGGCGTCCTTACGCTTGAGGTTCATAACATGTACCTTCTTTGGGAACAAACTGGCAACACTGTGACTTGCCTCGACACCCGGGTCATCCGAGTCAAACGCAAGGACAATATGTTCGAAGCTGTTAAGCCACTCGAAACACCGCTTCACATCACGATACGCCCCCTGTGCTCCGTTCTTAATACTAACGACAGGGTATTTAGATCCCATCATTTGGTACACTGAGAGGCAGTCAATCTCTCCTTCTGTGATGGTGATATACTTACCACCACCATTGAACTTGGATTGACCAAATAGAATAGCCTTGTTGATGTTGCCCTTCGAGTGCATACTCTTTGGGACATCACGTATCTTATAGGCTATCGTTGCCCCTTCCTTATCCGTGTATGGATAGTAGTGACTGATTACCACCCCTTCCTCCACCTTGAGCCTAACATCGTAGTCACGTAAGGTATCAGCATTGATATTACGCTCAACGATAGGACCTACCTTAGTCCCATCCACGCTAGGAAGGAGGGGCGTGTGTTGTACCTTGGTAGTAGGCATAGCTTCTCCTTCATGTCTGGTTTCACAAGAGTAGCAAAAGGTGTGTCCATCTTCATATAGGGCACACGCATCTGAGGAACCGCAATCATTACATGGCCCCTTCGACAGTAGATTCTGAGACTCTTCACTATACTCCTTCATTATCAACGTCCTCCGGTGGAATTAATACAGTTAAGAACTCAGCCGTCTCCTCGGGCATAACGATGGCATTAAGATCTGATGCCACCGCTATACACTCGGAGCAGGGTTCATACGTGCCGTCTCGGCCTATACAGATTTCATCTGTCTTTAGCCGTTCGTTACATATGATACACCGCATTATATCTACCAGTCATACTCTGATTCACGCCAAACACTATCATCGTGACCATCGAAGTGTTCTTCAGACTCAAGCTCCCCAACTACCTCATAGTGGCACGTCCTACCCTTGGCATTGTCATAGTCGCTCGGGATAGACACCACATCAGCTGGATTGATCTTGAGGATCATGGTGTGTCCACCAAAGCCCCAAAAGCTACGAAGATAGGAGATCGAACAGAAGTGTAGACCATAGGAGCAGGTGTTATCCCGCTCATCATCCACATCCTTACGATCCATAGCACAGTGCATACCAACTGAGTTATCAAAAGAACGAGAGTGACGATCAAGATAATCCGCACCAACGCTCTTATAAGCGAGGAAGTGTCCGTCCTCTGTGATAGGTAACTCGGACTGCTCCAAGAACAGATACAGTTCACGTTGTGCCCTCATTGAGGGGTTCTTCATCAGGTTGGAGAGGAAGTTCACGAAAGGTGTGACATCCTCGCCTTGTGACATTCCATTGAGGATACGGGACGTTACGGCATTATGAACGTGACGCCCTTGATAGCAGACTACTCCATCTACCACTTCAATGTCTGACTCACCAGCCCAAGTGTTCACAGTCAGGGCAACATCAGTCAGGTCAAGCACTGTATCCCAATCAATGGGCGGCTCACTAGTTAAGATCTCTCTGATCTCATCGTAGTTAGCATGTGCTCTAGTAACAGTGAAAGCCTTATCATAGATAACAAGGTTGATCACTTCGTCTGTCATAATATAAGCGTTATTATTGCTCATCAGTTTTTCTCCATCTCTTTGATGTATTGACAGATCAACTTAGCGGCAAGGGAATCTACATCGATAGTCACTAACCTAATCATAGGATACTTAGCATAGAATTCAGTACGCCGCTTCAATAGAGTCTTTACGATAGACTTCTTGTTCTTATTCTCCTTAGCTAACAACTTATCTATTATGTCACTATAGAGCCATTCATTCTGTATTCTACAGTAACCTCTGATGTCATCAGCCTTGAGTCTAAGCTGTTCATGATAATTAAGGTAGTCTTTAGCAACACTACCTACTGGTATTGTACCATATTTTGAGAGTTGTGTCAATACCTCTCTTATCTTTTTTATATCTCTCTTGTCGTCGTAGTCTACATCTTCTAACTCGAGAGCATCATTGATAGCAACAGCAGCACAGTTGAGAGGATCTTCGAACCATTCTAAAGTAGCAGTAGTGAGTGATTCGATAAGGTTCTTCCACCCGGGCAGTGCCTTGAATGGGTTCTTGATTGAACCGGGACACCCGTATATCTGAGAGCTAACTTGAATCAGGTTAATACCACTTGCCATCTGGTATAGCTGCTCAATTCTAGGTCCGTCCTTCACCTCCCAAGCGTGTAGGTCAACGTAATACCCTTCAGTCTGGACAGTGGTATCAACAACACAGTCAGTCCACTGCTTCCTTTTCTCATCTCGTTGGTTGCAGTTCCACCTCTGTCTTGAGTGACCAGAAAAGAAGGTTACATTGCTTGCCCGGTTGACAGTGTTGACAGTACTACCACCGGGCTGCTTAACACGCACCGCCTTCGGCAACTCGGGAACTAGGTCATTGAAGACCTTCCAAGGTGGGTCACCTACTTCTGCTATCACCTTTAAGAACTCCGACTTCTTCTCACACTGGATAACATAGACACCGTAAGGGTAATCTGAGTTGTCGTTATTTCTACTCCTCCGCCGATACCCATCTCTCTTAGCTACACCATAGGTAGCTGCCATGTAGGCTTTCAGCCTCGACGGTTGACGTTGCTTGGTTCTGTCGTCCCACAACAGGAGATACTCCCTGTTACCAACGAGAGTAATCTGCTCTGGTCTGACCTGATCTTTGGCGAAGGAACTAGTTTTGAGAGAGAACTCTCGCTCGTTCAGGAAGATAACACTAGTGTCTTTGTGGAACCTAGGAATGAAAGGGGATGTTGAATGGGACGTAAGGGAACTGCCCTGCCAGACGGAGGGGTTCTTTATCCTAAGACTGATATCAATTTTATCATCTACTTGTTTACCATTGAACTCAGCCGCCCCCTTAATCAGGTCAGTATAATGTGAGTTACTACTGCTCTCTATTAACTTAGCTAGCTGCTTGGTTGCTTCCCACTGAGTAGTACAACTAGAGAACAAGTCAGGTATCAGAGTAGTTGTTAACTCCTTGTTGATCTCACCGAACCGAGAGATAATAGCAGCGAGAGTCTGCTTGTTATACGACAGTTCTTCACGGCTACTACTGACATCAAGCTCTCCTATTTGGAACGTGATATCGAAGGGAAGATCTAGCATAAATTGTAGGCCAGTCCCCTCCATGTGTGGCTTCATTTCATCCTCTGAGATACGATAAGCTACGTTACCTTGGATTGCAAAAGGAGCTGCACGAGAGGAGCGACGATAACTATAGCTACTGCTCTCTTCTCGTCTCATTATCCATCCAATACCATCCAATACTGCCTCATATTCCGCTATCTCATAGTCAGAGCCACCTAGGATTTTAGGGCATGGGTCAAAGCGACGAAAGATCTGCTGTGCTGACTCGGTAAATGCCTCGATATCCCCGGGTAACACACCAACGTATACCTTAACACCATTGGGTAGGCTGTTATCGTGAATAGCAGCACCCATAGTGGTGATGTTAGGCATACCCTGCTCATCCTTGAATGCTGAGTATACCTGCCTTATTCCATCTTTAGTTGCGGTGATGGTGGCTTGCTCTGTGTAAGCGAAGAATACTTTACTACCTAGCCCAAACTGACCGACCTGAGTGTTAGTGCCTCGCTTGGTTGACGCACCATAGGTAGTGTAAAGGCTCATCACCTCGTCGTGACTTAACCCAGTGCCGAAGTCTTCTATGTAGAAGAACGGTTCGATTGCAGTAGGTAGGTGCACGTCAATGGGGTCAGTGTTACCCGTTTCAACGTGACTGTCCTGTGCATTACAGGCTAGCTCTCTGATGATGGCTTCCACCTTATTGGAATACAGCTTGTCACTCAATAGACTAGCCATATGCGCGTTCATCTCGAAGCTGTACTCTTTGCTTTCACCAACAGCACCACCAGTAGCGAGGTTGTGTTGCTTAGTGTGTGGTATCATCGTCAATTCCTCCTGTTAATTGAAAGGCTAGCTTAAGAGCAGCACCCCATGTATCAGTGAAGGCATGGATCACACCTTCTCTGCCACTTTCCTGTCGGTAGTATTTATCGAAAGCATTCGAGGTATTCCACTGGTAACCATCCTGTTCATGGCAACAATCTTGATGTACGTTAACTTTAATCATACCGCTTCCCCCTCTATCATCTTGAAGATGTACAGAGGGACCGCCTGATACTTCAAATGTCATAGATGATATAGTCACTTCCACTCTCCTTCTAACCGTGGTTTAGACAGTGCTCTTTGTGCTTCAGCTGGACTGTCATAACAGCCGATTGTAGTGGAGACAGGGTAGTCCTTGATGTGTTCACTACGCTGATCGATGTCCTCTACCAAACCAAGGTGGAAGGCAGACATGAGTGTCCACACCCTGTGCTTACCATCGAGGCCCTTACGGATACCACGATGGAGACGCTTGGCTTGTTTCCGTTTAGCCTTGCGACCTAGATAACGTACCATCTTTCTTTCCTTTTTCTATGACACACATAGCCGTAGCATATGGTGCCTCGTATGTAACAGACACTCGGATGTCAACCCAATGACAGGTGACACCTAACTCCTTAGCACGGTCAGCCGTATCCCCTATTAAGAGAACCTCAGGCCTACCTAAACCGTTGTGTCCTACCAGTATTTCAGAGTGGTGGACGTTACAGTAACCGAAGCCAGTACCTAGTGCCTTAGCTACTGCTTCCTTGATAGCCCACTCTTTAGCATACTCGGGGCTATCACCAACACGTCTGTCATCACAGGTATCAACACCTATACCCACGATAGTCATCGTTGCTTCCTCCTCACTGGCACACAACGCACACGCTGTAGCTCCTCGGACGTGAGGTGTACGCTCAGTATGATACGTGCCCTACCACACGACATCTTACGTGTGTTCTTGAGGTGCTGGTACGGTCCAGCAATAGGGATGCCACGCTTGACTCGCTCACCTGTAGGGTAGACAACCACATCGAACCAC